TTGCGTCGGTGTAAATATCAACTTCTCCCTCTTTCTGTTTTATTATGGCTCGTTCTCCCACAACTCTGCTCAAGGTGTATTTACGCTTGTCTTTGAATCTCATTATTCTCCAAGTTCGAGTAATACATATCTTCTTTTTTTGTATTGACAGCTAAATCCATAAGTTTAGTTACAAATTCTAAATTCATTACTGTATAATGTCCTGCAACGTATTCTGATGCAACGTAAGTATTATAACCAGCATCGTAAGCTTTTACTGAAAACTGCATGTCTTCTCCAGTGTTTAATTCTCCGTTATCACCTTTCTTAAATTCGAAGTAGGGTTGTTCTAAAGTTTCAAAAACCTCTCGATGGATTATTATACAACCTGTTCCTGCTCCATGTACTTCCATTAATTCTTCCTGATCTCCCCCATAAGCCTTAAGTTGTCTATCTTCCGAGTCAGGAGATGGCTTAAATACAGTAACTACAGGATAAGGAATTCCATCCCTCATAGAAAATATAATGGGAGTCATTATTGGTTTATCGTACTCTAAGATGTCCAAAAGATCTCCAGGAGGAACTATATCGTCATCAACCATTATAAGATACTCGTGGTCTGTTTCTTCCATAAAGTGATTCACTATATGGTTCCTATTACAATCAACAGGAGTTTTACTTGAAAAATAAATATCTACATCTTCGTTTTGGTTGAAAGCCAAAAGTTTGTCTACCAATTCAGTTCTAAGTTCTCCTTGATGCGGTATTCCTATCAATGGCAAGAATATCACCCTTCATTCCATAATTTATCTGCAAGTTTGTCAACTTCGTTTATATCGTAAATTGAGTTGGTCTCCTCTTCAATTTCATAATCTTCTACATCTATCTTCTTTGGATTCTCATCTGTATTAGGGTTATTCCAAATTAACCATTTGTGATCTGTATCAGACTCTCTTAGTTCTTTGACTTTTTCGTCAATAGTCGTAGTTTCTGCTTCAGGTTCTTGGTCTTCAGTGAAATCTATTAACCACTTTCTAGAGCCTCCTACAGGAGCATAAGTAATTATAACTCTACCTTCCATTTTATCTCCATCTAAAAAGTACTCAAAGAAATGCTGGTGCTGTACGCCAATTTTATATTCGCCATAGTCCAATGCAAATAACTTAGAATAGCTATCAGAAGTAGAACCGACTCCACCCGGTTCACTTACAAATCCTTCTTCTTTACCTACATCTAACCAGCTTCCTGGTATCTCCATCTTAAACTGGCCTTGTAATTTTTCAAACTTATCTTCTCCTTTATTTTTAGACATATAAATGAGTTTAGATTGTTCATCTTGCGGTATTTCTTCTGCATCTCCTTCAAATACCGTATAACCCCACAAACTATCATCGGTTACTGAACCTCTTAAATCTCCATGTACGGAATGCTTACCTTGTTCTATTAATTCTTCATGGTCCATGTTATCGGCTTCATCTTCATTAAGACCTCTCCAATGAGCTTGGTATACATATTTACCTTCTCCATCTTCTGGATACATTTCATGCCAGTTTTCACGCCAGAACTTCTTTGCAACTTCTGATCGTGTGCCACCTTCTTCATCTGGTTCTTCTTCGTTTTCTTTGCTATTCTCTTGTACTGATACACCTAAATTAGATACAATATTGTCAAGTCTCTTAATGCCATCCGTAGAGTCTTTTTCTAATTTATCTACCACAGAAGGCTTATGGATTGAATATCGTATTTTAGTCTCGCCATTTGTGTTATATTCATGTCTCCATACTTCTTCAACTCTAATTTTTAAAATATCCCCTTTATCTGCTTTTATATCTGTATTAAATGTTTCACCTAAACTGTGAACTTTATTGTTATCAACTGATTTAATGTAATCTTCTTTAATTAAATCAATGTCATTATCTGACAAATCAATTCCTATTTCGTAATTCCACATGTCAGAACCTTCTACTGAATCTTTAGCAACAACTCTAGCGTCAAATTTTTGAGTTTTCCTAAATTTCATCCAGTCTTTACCTGAACCATAGTCATACTTAGAATCAGGTTCTTTTACTACAACTCCTTCCGAATATTCCTTTTCAGCATATTCTTCTATTGTATCCTCTGCTTCTGATTTAGTTTCAACTTTTGTTCTCGGTACTACTCTTATACTGTCTGATTTTGATAAATTTAATTTATCTAAATACTTTTGTCTTTCTTTTAATGGTTTGTCTGTTAGATCTTCTCCATCATAGCTAACTATATCCCAAACAATCATCTCTACATTAGAATCATCAGGAGATCCTTCTTCTAAGAATTTCATAAGTTCTCTTCGTGATGCTAAACCAGCATCTTTGTAAATCAATTCACCTGTTACTATAAAATTATTATCACTTATCTTTTCTAATTTTTTATTGAAACTTGAAAGACCTTTAAATTCTTCTTGACCTTCAGAGTAAACTCGAGCATCATTTTTATTGGTGGCAACTGCATGGAAACCGGCCACCTTTTTCTCTACAAAATAATTATAGTCATTTCGTTTCATTTCTTCTAATAGTTTTTCTTTATCATATTGTGCTACTTCACTTGGTTTTTTTGGTGTAAAAGGAAGATCAACAGATAAAGAGAATTCATGTTTATTTATCTCAGAAAAGTCCTTTCGTTTGAGAACTAAGTCGTAAAGAGGATAATAATCATTATGTGGGCCTGTTGATTCTGCGAATATATGTAAGTCCTCTTTGACATCTTCTGGGAAAGATTTGATTATTCTCTGAACTATTGCCCGTCTAAATGGATCAGAATCATCTCTTTCCTTGTCTCTAATCATTATGTCTATATCGTCTCCTTTTTCATCTTGCTCAGCAGTAGAACCTACTAACATAACAAAGTTTTCAAAAATCTTTCCTTCTTCTATGTCTTCCAAGAAATCTAATTCAGGTTTCATATTTTCTACTTCTTTTTTTCCTTCATTGATTTCAGCTTCTTTCTCTGTTATCCACTTTATTTCTTCTTCTGTAAGTTCTTTTTTGATAGCTTTCCAAAACTCTTTATATGCCTCCGTTCCTTCTTCTGGATTAACAAGAAACTTCATATCTCCCGATTTTTTCCTGTCTATGATTTCTTTGACTAAAGAAACACCCATATCTATAATATCTTGTTTAGAAATATCTTCTATCTCATAATTTTGTGCTTTTGATTTTCTCCATTTGCTATAGCAAATAGCTTTCATTTGTTTTTCTGGCCTATCTGCGTCTTCATCTTTTTGGAACTTAATACATCTACTAATATAATCTTCTTTATTCTCATTAGGTTTTGGTTCTGGTATAGGCATTACCACTCACCTTTCTCCATTTTCTTTTCTACAAAGGTTATTAGAATTCTAAAATCGTCCTTGAGAACATCGTTATCTAGTTTGGATGGTTTATATTCTTCAATGGACTCTATATTCTCTACTGCATCAACGAAACCTATTTCCTCCAACCATTCACTCCTTAGTCCAGATTGCTTTATTTTCTTTGGGTTTTCAAATGGACTGTAATCAAACTCATACGCATAAAGATATCTTTTATTTGGCCACCATCTCTCTCTTTCGTCTTTAGTTATTCTGTGTTTTTCTGAAAGTTCGCTGAACTCTTCTAGACTTATCCTCTCTGGCTCTTTAAGTTTTATAGTGCCAAGTGCTAAATTAGCACCAACCAAATACATTAGATTACTGATCTTATCTTCTCTTTTGCTTTCCCTGATTATTAGGTTTTTACTACCTTTATCTATCAGCTTAGCATGTCTAGGAACTAGTCTTAATCCTTCAGATGAAGGATTTATTCTACCAGAAAGTTTTTTAGTATTGTGATCGGTATTAGTTGTAGATGACAAATCTTGCACCTCCATGTCGTCATAAGTTAAAATAGCATCAGCTTTACCATTTAATTCTTCCCATCTTTGATTTATTTTCTGCATTGCATCGTCATACTGAGGATATGTCCTACCTGCTTGAATAATATACAGTTTGTCTACGTCTTTGTCTTTCATAAACTGTAGTGTGTCTTCAATATTAAAATGATTGAATATATCTTCACCAAACCACATCGCTCCATCGAGTGCAACCGCTGTTACGTTATCAAAGTAATGTTCGTTATCTTCAGGTATGCCTGAAGTGTCCTCACACCATGTTAGGTCATCACCAAAGTTAAAACCAACTGCAGGATACTTATCAGTATCTCTTGAATGATCTACTCTAAAGGGAGTGATATTAAGATCACCTATTTCTATTTCATCTTCAGGTGATATTTGGTTGTATTCTAAATGTTTTACGTTGTCAAAGTCTTCGTTCAAACGCTGCCATGTTTCCTCTTCGCAGTAAACAGGTAGAGGTGATTCTCTATAATTATAATTATTATTACTTAACCATCTCCTTAACTGAGCAACTCCATCAGTCTGGTCATTATGTCCATGGCTTAATAAAAAAGCATCTATATCTTCTGGATCAAGATCAGTGTCTTCTATCTGGCTTCTAAAAAACTTAGTTAATCCTATAATTACTATAGTGTCTTTTTCTTCGATTAGCCCACATGTATTGGTTCTCTTGTTTTTACCTCTGCCTTTAACTATTTCAGTAGGTCCTGTTCCTAAGAATTGTAATCTCATTTTTCATCAGGGACTTTTGTTTCTTCAGGTGAGTCAGTAGGAGCCTCTTTGTCTATTTCTTGAGAAGGATCCATATTTATAGAAGGATATTTATCCATCCCTTTTGATTCAAGTACTGGCCTAATAATTTGCCTTTCTATAGTCTTAGCATGTCTTTTCCAGATGTCATTTAGTGTCAAATTAAATGATCTGTCCAAATATCCCAAGGTTGCTTTATTTACTCCTTCTCCAGAACCTCTTACAAATGGACGTGGTACGCCTGATCCCGCAATAAAGTTGTCCAAGAAATAATTAAAGTATTCTATCAACTCCTGTGGGCTAGTTGCTTCTAGCATATCTAAATCAATCCAATAAGGAACAGCTATTTCTGTACTGCTTGAAGCTTCTTGTAATTTATTTAGCATCGAATTTATTTTCTCTGGCGTTGGTGTGTGTCTATCGTCTCCAACTTTTGCTACTCTTGTTGGGAATAAAGCATTGTGAGATTTGTTTGCGTAGTCTTTTTCCAGTTGGTAAGCTCTCTTTACAGTATCATAGTTTGGTTCTATAATTCCCATTCCATTGAATCCCTCTCCAACTGTGTATAATTTGAAATGTGCTACATTCTTAGCAGGAATATAAATTTCATCACCTATGTCAACTTTTTTAGGTGGCTCATATACCTGATTAATCCTCTCTCCTATATTTGCTCCTGTTTTTTGTACATAACCTACAGGATTATCATGTTCATCTAAAACTATGTTATCGTTCCCGTCCTTAGCGTAGTTTATCTTTTTAGGGTCAATTGAAGCAAGATCTACAATTTCTTCTCCTCCTTTCTCTCTAACTAACTCAACGTAGTGGTTTCCATAAATAAGAGGGTATCTAAATATTTTATCAAGCAGATCGTCCCAATGTTCATTTCCTCCTACTCTTCCAATATTTGATAGAAATTTTTCTGTTTCCTCAACGTTTTCGCCAGTAAATTTTATACCTTTATCAGATAGCTTCTGAGAAAACTTGTTTACTGCATTATGTACTATAGAAACATTAGAATAAATACCTTCAAGATTTTTTGGATCAATTCTAGATCTACGTGGAGTAGATCTTTGAGAAGCAGTTTCTCCGCTTTTTGCTCCGCTACTCTTTCTTTCTAGTTTATCTGATCTGTTTTCAGCCAAAACCGTACTTATAGTTCTCAAATATATCACCAAACTCTAGCTAGATTTTCCGTATTTACATGAACGAATAAATTCTGGTATTTCTTCCTTAAATAAATAGAAAGCAAATCCCCAACCGGGAAGAGTAATTAAATTGAAAGGAACATCTAGAATAACGAAGAATGCATAATTAACAATAAAACCATAAATTAGTACAAATACCAAATGCTCCTTCAGATAATCCACAATTTCTTCGTTGTTTTTTAAAAACTTTTTTACTTTTTTCCTTTTGGATTTGTAGAATTGCTGCGCTTTTTTCTTTATGTCCGAGAAAAAACTTGTATCTACCATATTTATATAGTCTGTAGTATAGATATTTATAAAGTTTTTTGGAATGACTACCCAAAAGTAACATCAATTATGTGCTATCATAATTTCAGCAGGTTCTTCATCTTCTACAGCATTGAGAGCCATTCCTAAAGAAACAACAGTATCGTCGTGTTTAGCCGTAGATTGGTAAGATACAGATCCACTATCGGTTTCGGTTACTCCAAACCCAAGCAATTCGTTGTATAATTGATCTGTAAGAGTGGTGGTCATATCACTTTCATCATCACGTGGTATTATCAATTGACCTTTTTCTATCGTGTTTTTTATATTAACTAATAGATTATTCCTTGCTTTTACATCAAAAGACTGTCCTTCAACAGGGAGTCCGCTTTTCTGTAACTCCATTAGTGTTCTATGACCAAAATTAGTTTCATCGACAATAATTCTTCTGAAATCGAATATTTTATGAAGTTCCTTTATCCTCTGTTCTTGCTCTTCCAACCCCATGCCTCTTATTCTTTCCATGTATCGTAAAACAGGGGCACTCTTTTCTGGATGTTTTTCTAATACAGTATAAACAGAATAATCTCCTTGCTTAGAAATAGCGAAGTCACATCCTAAATAATACGTAGCATTGTCTTTAGATGTCTGTCTAAATCCTTCTGATTCATCATAGCAATCTATAATGTCATTAGGATCAAAAAAGTCCCCTTCTACAGCCAGAGGTTCGCAGAGATATTCCTTTTGAAACATCATAGGATCCTCTTGCTTTAACTCTTCGATGTCTTCTTTGTCAAAGTTATCTTCACACAATGGTTCTTCTGTTTCTTTATCGATCACAGGGTAAGTCTTATTCCAGTATCCTTTCTTTGATATGTTAGGATGGTCTTCATCTTGTTGTCCTTTTGATAATTTTTGCATTAGGTCATTTTCGTGTACAGGGGTAGAAATAAGAGTAATGGTACCATTCTTTCTTGCTACTCGTGTTCTTACATATCTTCTGTATATACTATGGTCCTTAAACTCTGCCGCCTCATCGCAGAGAGCGTAGTCTGCGTGAACACTCTTTACTGACTCTGTATAAGGTTTACAATAAATCTCCCCTCCATTGCTTAGCTTTATATGCTGCTTCTGCCATGTTTTTTCTTTATCATCTGGTCTTAGGTCTTTTAAAACCTTTGAATTATTAATGTGATGTTTAATTTCATCCATTATTTTGATAGACTGCTCCATTCTGTCTGAAACTATTAGACTTTCAAATCCTTCATTAAGAAAATGTTTCCATAACGGATATAGAACACCAAGTACTGTGGACTTACCAGATCCAGTGTGGGCAGTTAATGCAACTTTGTCATGTTCTTCTACTGCATTAATCCATTCTAATTGGAAATCATGTATTTTTATGGGTTCTGGGTAGTATGACTGATCTATTGCTTCTGATTCTGCAAAGAACTTAAAACTTGATTTACATTTGGTTACAAATTTTATATAGTCGTCCATTGCGTTTCTAGTATATATTTATGAGTAAACTTTATAAAGTTTAAGTTATCAGTGTAATACATGACAAGCAGATCTACTTGGAAGAAATTCGAACGACGTGTGGCCAAACTCTTCGGCGGTGAAAGAAATCCACTTAGTGGAAGTGCAAGTAAACATACAAAAGGAGATGTTATCCACGATGATTATTATATTGAAGCTAAACTGAGGAAAGATCTATCAGATTTCTTCAAAAAAGACTTCAAGGAAACCGTAAATGAAACCATAGAAAACTCACAAGACGAAGATAAGGATTTTTTCGTCGTTTTCAAACAAAAATATTCTAACCGAAACTTTGTTCTTACAGACTTAGAAACATTAAAAAAACTAAAATCAGAAGGTGATGAATAATGCATGTAGTTGGCAAAAGAATTATAAGCACGGCAGAAGACGCAAAAAACATATGCAATAGAATAAAAAGACTAGATGAATCAGTAGCAGATTTTTCTGAGGTTAAGCACGTGTCTAGCTCTGCAGCCAAAAAGATTCTAGAGTTATGTGACGAATTTGACATCAAAATAGTAAATGCAGACAGAGACACAATAAACCAATTTAATGAACTCTCAGAAGAATCTTAATATACATCAGGACAATGAATGAGAAAGAATTAGCAATTAAAAGAAACGATGTAGCTAGAGAAATTAAACACACGAGTTCTATCCATAGAAACTATATCCAGCTCCATCCACAAAATTCAAAGGAGCATGAAATGAAAAAGGTAGAGATCTGCTGGGAACTGCTTAATCAAGAAAAAGAATTTATAACGGAAGCAATATTCAAAGATAAGAATGTAAGAGCCGATATAGTTGTTTTGGATGACAAAAAAATAATTGAAATAGAATCAAGCGATTATAAACTTGAAGAAAGAAAAAAACATTATCCTGAAGATTTTGAACTTGAAATTGTAAAATTGTGATCGATATGACAGAATTGCTTGTTTTAGGTATAGACGGACTTTCAAACACAAATCGAAGCCTTATTGGCGACAAAATGCCTTATCTTTCTAAAATAGAAAACAAAAAAGAATCAAAGTATGGTGTCTTAGAAAGCTATGTTACTGAAAACTCTCGATTAAACGCACCAGAGACTGGGCCCTGCCTCACTCCTGATATGAGGATATACACTCAGGAGGGCTGGAAAACATATAAAGAAGTAAATATTGGGGACAAAACTCTTTCTATTGATAAAAACGGTATTGTAGAATGGAAGCCAGTTAAGCAAAAGATAGTTAAAGAACATAAAGGAACTACATATGAAATAGAATCTAACAAAGTAAGTGCAGAGATTACACCAGACCATAATATTGCTTATGTAGAGAAAGGACAGATTAAGAGAAAAAAAGCTTGCGATATGCCCGCTACTTTTAACATCCCTACCAATGGAGTCCATAGAAAAACAAGAGAAGAAGGCATATTGCTAGAAGACTATGGCAGAGATGAGCTAATAAAACTTGCCGCTTGGTATATTACAGAAGGTTGGACGAATGGCAAAGAAGTGAACCTTGCAAAATCAACGAAATCACCACACAGAGAAGAAATTTATACGTTAGTTAATAACAAATTGAATCTCAGTTGCTGGACTGATGACAACAAAATCAATTTTTATAGCAAGAAAATAGGTTCTTGGTTAAAAGAGAACTTTGGCAAAGGTTCTATAAATAAAAAAATACCTAAAGAATTCATAGAAGAATTAACTTCTCCAGAATTAGAAAAATTATTTGAAACATTGATAGACGGCGATGGGGCTAGAAAAGAAGGAAATAAATACCATACATCCTCTCCGCAATTGAGAGATGCAGTGATGGAAATTGCACTTCGGTTGGGACACAGCCCTTCTCTTGAAAATAGAGGTGGTGGCACACACAATATAAAAGGTAAAGACTACGAGGTAAACGACAGATATAGAGTCTTTATTGCAAGAGAAAAATCAAAAACAGAGATTAGAAAACATAGACACTGGGAAAAAAAGCAGTATGAAGGTCTTGTCTGGGATGTGGGCGTAGAAGATAACCACACATTTTTAGTTGAAAGAGACGGTAAGGTACATTTCACTTCAAATTGCTGGACATCACTATACACTGGACTAAAGGCGAAAGAACACGGAATAACATCAGGAGGATGGACTGAAGGAGATTCAAAGTTCGACCAGCTTTACTCAGTTTGGGATAAGTTATCTGAGAATGATGTGTCTGTAGGAATGATGAGTATGCCTATGACCTATCCTGCAAAAGAAGTTAATGGATGGATGATCTCTGGGTTTGTGTCCACTACACTAAAATCACTATCTCACAAATTGTTTTATCCAGATGAACTAGAAGAAGAGGTTAGAGACGACTACATAGAATCAACAGCAGCATGGATGGCAAAGAAAGAAATCGGTGGTGCAGAGCCTAAAAAGAAATTCGAAAAAACCTATCCTGTGTTGAAGAAAGGTGAATGGAATAGAGTAGAGGACTTTAAGAAAATAGTAAAAAACAGAGGGAAAAAAGACGTATTAGCTTTTGGCACAACATTTGCAGACAAGATAGGTCATATAGACGGCATTGACTACACAAACGACAATACAGTAAAAACATACAAAGAAGTTGATAAAATAATCAAGGAAGTAGTAGAGTTTGTAGATCCAGAAGACATTATGATTATATCAGATCACGGGTTTTCTGGATATTCTCATGACCTAAAAGGATACGGGCTATATACTGGTGGCCAGAAGCTAAATAATCTCTTCGAAGTTACTCCTACAATTCTTAATCGCTTCGGTGTAGATTATAATTCAGAGGAATATGGACTAACTGGAACCAAATCGCTTAGTACAGAGGAGAAAGACGATATAAAGGATCAACTTAGAAATCTAGGGTATCTTGAGTAAACTTTATATACGAAGACTGGATTTCTGGAAAAACCTTTATAAAAGACAAACCACAAGAGAGGGTAGTGGCTCTATCGCACTTTGTTAAAAAAGTGAGATATTACAAAAAAAATTCGGTTTTTATACCGGAGGTGAACTAAATGGAATTTAAACAGCTTCTAGAAGGCTTCCTTTATGGAGTTGGTGGAAGCTTTGCAGGATTTATAGTTGGTGCCATAGGAGCGGAAGTACTTCCGCTTAATTTTGGTACTGCAGGTTTGGGCTTAATTGGCGCTAGCTTAGGATTTTTGGTTCCTGCTGTAAGTAAATGGTTCGAAGAGTAAATCAAGTGTTCTAGACAATCAAAAAACCATTCTGGCGATGACTTTTGGCGAGCCAACAAAACATTTTATTATTTATCTTGACTTTATTTTATTATGTTATCTGATTCTTGTGACAGCAAAGACAGTACCGACACCATTTCTTTGCCTTGAAATAGAAAAGTGTTTTGTAATATTAGGAAATATAAACCAAATATAGCAATCTACAAAAAGCTTTAAAAACTTTCGGTTGACATTTTGATATAGGTCTAAAATGGTAGGAACAAATAACGAAAAATCGTTTTGGAAATCGAAGACTGTTTGGGGTTCAATTTTTCTTGCAGTAATTGGTGCTGTAGCAGTTTATAAAGAGGGAGCACTAAGCGAAGAACTTATTCAGGCACTAATGGCTCTTGCAGCAGCATTTGGATTGTATGGTCTTCGAGATGCACAATAAAACTTCTAAAAAAAGAACTTGAACAAAAAAATGAATCTGGGTAGAATTACTATAGATTAGGAGATGTAAACCATGGGAAAAAAGATTAATCTAGAAGATGTTATAAGTTACATCGAAGGTGAAGGAAACAAACATACATACGACGATATAACGTCAAAATTTGATATTAGTATTAGAACAGCAAGAACATATCTCAATGAAATAGACGCAGAGTATGCTGTTGACTACGAAAAAACAAATAACGGTAAAAACGCATGGTATGTTCCTCAAGGTGTGCTAGAGAACGACCCTGCAAATGGTGGCGCTAGTTCTGGAAAGAAAGATGAATTCTTCAAGCTTCTTGGGGACTTCAAGGACGGTATAACCAGATCTGAATTAAATAACAAGTATAACATAAACGACGAAAAAGTAGATAAATTCATAGACAAGCTAAGAGAAAAGGGACATGATATACAGCATGAAGGAGCAGATGGTGAAGAAATTTACTATCTTTCAGCAGAAGTGCCTAATAAATTCTCAATAGGCTCCGAGGGAGAAAAAGTAAAGTTCGGAATTGTTTCAGACACGCATCTTGGTTCAGAAGCTGAACAAATGAAATCTTTAGAAAAGTATTACGATAAACTACAAGAAGAGGATGTAGATATAGTATTACACGCTGGAGACATATCAGATGGAATAGGGGTGTATAGAGGACAGATTCAACATAAAAAAGATGGAACAAGAACTTGGAGTGATTTGATTGATTATGTAGCAGAGAACTACCCACAAAGAGAAGGCATTCATACTTTCTTTATAGAAGGAAATCACGACGCTAAGATGTTTGATAAAACAGGAATACATCTTGGTGAAGAACTAGAGAGAAGACGTGATGATTTACATTATATAGGAGATAACTATGCCAATTTGGATTTAGGTGGTTTAAACATAGATATAGTCCACCCAAGTGGAGGCCAACCTTATACTCTTGGTTATAGGGCTCAAACTTGGCTAAGAGATAAACCATCAAGTGAAATTGCAGATGTAACTATATTTGGACATCTACATCAATTTTTAGATGCAGAGTCAGAAGGAAGTCAAGTAATCTACGCTGGAGCATTCCAAGGTTCAACACCCTACCTCAACAAAAAAGGTATTAAACCAAAAGCTGGTGGTTGGATTGTTGAAGCTGAACTTAGTGAAAACGATGAAGACCAAATAGAATCATGGATTGCTCAAAGAATTCAATTCTCTCTAGAAGACAAAGGAAAATTCGAACGAGGAGACTTACGAGACAAAATTAAAAAAGAAAGCGAGCAAAAAACTGTAAATATTGAAGATATAGAAGAATTGGAGGAATTTGCAGATATATGACTGAAGAAGATTTAGATTCAGACTTGGACGTAGAAGAAAAATACAGAGCAGAAAGATATAACAACACTTACGCATTAACCTACGATAACGAGTTCGGAGATCACGATACATTTTTTTACGACATGGAGTCAGGCGAATACACAGTGGCTAGAGACCAACAACCAGATCCGATGCGTGACTTTGAAATCATGACAGCCTTTAAAATAGAAAAAGAGAGATTGCCTGCCATAGTAAGAGATTACTTCGATTCACTAGTACGTATAGAATGATGAGACAGTTGTCAGAGTACGAGGAACTGTTTGAAGACATGGAGGACGCCGAAGATTATCTAGAGGAGAATGATGACGAGGAATACATTATTGAACCTGTAGAGTACGGTAAAGCTTATGGATTGCTTCCAAAAGAAAAAGCTGAAGAAGAATTATTAGATCCGCTGAGATAAAATGGGTCATATAGAAGATCATAAAAGAATTTTGTACTCTCTGGAAGAGAAAATAGAGTCCACTTCGGACTATGACCTACTTAAGTCGGAATTAGTCTACTATGAACCTGAAGAACACCCAAGAAATGAGGCAGGAGAATTAGATATAGCTGGCATAAATCTTTATACTTTCAAAGAAGATAAAATATATAGAATTATGGACATAGTTGAAGTAAAATCGTCATGTAGTGTTCATTGTCAGACTCACGCCAGAGATCAGTTATACCGTGCTAAAAAATATTTTACTGAAGTTTACGATGAGAATTTGTTCGATGAAGTTAACTTGTTTACGAAGATAACTGATAGGCCGTTACATAATATTGAAACTGATGTCGATATCCCGCCACAATACTTAGATGAATACCAGGCTGCTAAAAGCGAACTAGACAAGATGTTAATTCAAAATCACGGAGAGAATTAAAATGAAAAAAGACCTTAGACAAAAGCCACCTCGATTCGAACTTAACAAAATTGACACAGAACAAGGTAGATTCTACATGGATCCTGAAGGTAATTTTTATCCTTCTGTGACTAGTAAAATAGACCGAGTTCTTGCAAAAGGAGAAGGGTATTATAGATGGCTTACGTCATTCGATTCTTACGAGAAAGTTAAAAACATTACATCAAACAAAGCAAAAAAAGGAACTAGTGTCCATGAAGAATGTGAGAAACTAGCCAATGGGGAAGAAATAGAAGTAGACACTGATAGCAAAATAGGTAAAAGAATCAAAAATTTTGTTAATTTCTACAAAGAACACAATCCTAAGTTCGAAGTTATAGATACTGAGTTCACGGTATTGAATAAAAAACTCGGGTATGCTGGAAGGGCCGATCTGCTTGGATTAATGCACCCTAATCCGGACAAATCGGGGGATGAAGAAGCACAGAGATTTATAATAGATCTGAAAACCTCCAAGGATGTTTATCCCTCCCATAAACTCCAACTTGGCTTTTACAAGGCAGGTTTGGAAGAAAATGGATATGAAATTGACGGCATAGGAGTTCTTGTTTTGGGTGTGGATAACTATAAGTTTAAAAAGATTGAGTACAATTATGATTATGTTGAAGCAGCAAACAAACTTTACCCTTTAGTTGGGCCAGAAGAGCCTGACATGGAATAGAAGGATGATGTGAATGCAATTGACATATCTAGTCTCAGGGCAATATAAAAGTTGGACACTTGATCGTAAGAATGGCGATTTGATGTCCTTCCCATATATTCCAAAAGGAGAATTTCCATCTGATGCAGTGGCTAGTACACTTGCTTATGTACTTGCATGTAGTTCTTTTGATGGATTTGATTTAGGAGGCATTAGTGATGCAGAGTTTAGAATAATGATAGAAGATAGACTAGATGAAAGAAAAATGGAAAAAATGTTAGATTCGAGCGTGATATGATGTCTGACGAAAAGAAAGAAGAAAACCAGATAGAAAAAAACAAAGAATATGTAAAAACAATTACTCAACTAATTGGTATGTTAGAACAAATAGAGGACTCATTAGATCGAGCTTGTAAGCTGTATCCAAAAAATAAAGCGATGGCATTTAATATTATTGGAAGCCAAACGCAAGCTGTTGATGATTACCTTCAGAGACTTGCTAAGGAAATAGATGAACCAGAAATCAAGAAGATGCTGTCCGACATTATTGATAAAGAGGAGGGAGACAATTCCAATATATATAGTTAATTCTATTTCCATCTAACTTTCCTCTATAAGAAAAACTATATAAAAGAAAATAAACAGTGTATTCATAGGTGTTATCATTGAGCGAAGAAACCATTGACGAATTTTTGGACAAAGAGCTTGCCAAGGGAGAACATGTTGATATGTTAGAAAACGACATTGATGATGATCCTCACGACAAGATAATTATTAAAAAAGACATCGACGAGGAACAAGAAGAAAGAAATAGGCAAGAGTTATTGTTCGATCTTAAGGAAGAAAAGAAGGCTTTAGAAGAAGAACTAGAGAAAATAAAAACAGCATTAGATACTGTCGAAGGGTAGAAACTTCTTTTTGTAATTAATTCAGCTATTTGTATTTATGTATATGTAGTCTCTATCTAGACTACCGTATCTCGCGCATTCGCGCGCATTTTTATTTTACAAGTTAATAAATATTCTGAGGAGGTGATGATTATGGGAGAACAAGCCACTACTAACGAAGAAGGTAAAGAAGTTTGTCCTGTTTGTGGTTCATCTTTGAATTATAGAGGTGGTTGTATGACTTGTGCCAACCCTGACTGTGGCTGGGCTGCTTGTGGGTGATACTACAAGCAATTTATCTTCTTTTATTTTCTAATTTATCTTCTAAATAATTGATCTCAGAATGTATCTCTTTAATCTCAGTCAGTATGTTTTCTACTTCTGTTTTTATTTCTTCTAGGTCTTCATCGGTCATTGTCTTTTGTTGTCATTTACGATTTTTCTGTCCATATGAATTTGATGAATATTTTCTGATCTGCTCCTGAGGAATTTGTTACTCTTAGTAAGTGGGTTGAATTAGACTCAACGACATATCTAAAATCCATAGAACTTTCTCCACCAATAGAAGCATTCTTTTGGCCTCCGCCTGGAATTAAGTCCTCAGCGAACACTGTTCCGCTGGTGTCTATAGTAGGTGTGTGGTATATATTTACGCCACTTGTATTATCTGATGTTTCGTTTCTATTAACCGATGTGACTGAAGTTCCTTTATCTGTGAAGGTTGTTCCTTTCTCGTATTCAATTTCCATCTCCCCTGATGCTTTCACTAACGTCAATAATCGTGCTGGGTTATCTCCTGTTATACCTATCATCTCAACTGAGCTTGCGTCTGTGATTCCTGTAAATAATTTGGTTGCTGAGAAAATGTATCCTTTATTGATTTTATTCTCAGAGATTGGGATAGAGACAACTCCATTGCATCTTGTGTCATATGACTCAGCAAGAGCGTTGTCTAGGTCAATTGTTTTTCCATCTGAATCTCGTTGTATATGTCGCCACATTATGACTAATAAAATATTTTTAATACAAGTTGGCCGAATAGACTTCGACCATATTATATCTTGTTCAAGAAATATTTATAAAGTTTTTAGAACGAAGCTAGAAGAATAAGTACGACGCCCGATATTTTGTTCAAGCGGATATTAATTTTGCATCTATCCGACCTTTTCGTCTAGAATTTCACTATCTTCTGGTATAGAGGGTAAGTTCTCTCTACGTATTTCCTTCACGGACTCTCTTAAGGTTTCAAAGGCGTGGTCTATAAAGTTAATATGTGTATTTGCTTCTAAGTTCCACATTTCCTTCCTGTCGACAATCTCAACTGCTTTTCCTCCTACTAATTCACCTTCAGCGTTGACTGCCTCCACTCTGATTACCCATTTGTCTATCATAATACTACTTGTGAAACTAACACTTATAAATGTTTTGGTCACTAGGTGGCTACTAAGTTCCGCCCGCCCACATGCTGAATCCTAACATATTTGTTTTTTTGTCATTTTATTTTAGTCGGTTTTGAAACCTCGAAGTAAAACGCCCTCTGAGGGCTTGAATAGGCTACTTCTCTAGGGGAGATTATGTTTATTTGGCAGATGAAGGTCTCTAAGAGCTGGAAGTTCTGAGGGTTATGGTGGCTATATTGATTACTGATAGCTACGGGTTTTATTTGTGCTCTCGAAGGACATACATCTGTTTTAGGTGGGGGGTGTGAATCCTAACATTGGTGTATATGGTGGACTTCTATATATAAACAAAAGCAAACCCCAAAGTGCTAAGTGTTGTTACTATTTGGTAGTAAATCCGATTTGTTATCTCTCAGTAACAACAGACCTATATACTCCATCCTATATATCCAAAAGTATATATTGTAATACTCAATAACATAATATCATATAATACTATGTAATATTGTTACTCATCGGTAGTAAAACCTTATGACAATATGACAAAGAAAGAGAGTGGATAAATTTGTTACTCCTCGGTAGTAACAGACCTATGGACTTTATTATATGTTTTTTAGTATACAAATCTTTTGTTATCGGGTAGTAACAAATAACCTATGTAGTAAAAAGTATAGGACAGACCATATAGGTATTTTACTACTTGATAGTAACAAAATCCTATGACAATATGACAAACAAGTAAATACATATTATTTACTGAAGGGTAACAAAAAGAGGAGTAACCG